CTTTGAAGACGAACCTCATCCGCAGGCTTGTCCGCAATGTTGTTGGTGTGTATCGCAGTGATGACACAGAGCCAGTATGTATTGCCCGAGACAGGGAAGAGCAACAGCAGGCCGAGACGATGACCGTTGCACTGCAGTACAACATGCAGCTTAACCGCATGAGGGAGATGTATGCAAGAACATTGGAAGAGTACCTAATCGGTGGTCTTGTGGCACACAAGAAGCGTTATTGTTGGAGAAATGGCAAGATGGACTGCTGGACGGACTATGTTCAGCCAGACAACATAATCCTTGACAGCAACATGCGCGACCTACGTGGCTGGGACTGCACCTTTGTAGGCGAGATACACGACGTAAGCTTTGGCGATATGTGCGAGCAGTTGGCCAAAAGCCCATCAGACTATACCCGCCTTGCAGAGATATACAAGTTGGCAAGGGATGCGCAAGGCATGCTTAACTACTGGAACGAGTTCGGCTACAGCAAAGACTTTGTTAACACAGACTTCCTCATACCAAAGGATGAAAACAGATGCCGTATTATAGAAGTATGGCGTAAGGAGAGCAAGCCGCGTTTCAGGTGTCATGACTACAATAGCGGCGATTTCTACAAGATAGACATAGAGGATTATGGCGTGATGGTAGAAGTTGAAAATGCAAGCCGCATCCAGCGAGGCACAGAGGCAGGAATGGCAATAGAAGACATACCACTCATCAAGGCAGAATGGTTCATTGACTCCTATTGGTATTACTATATCCTTTCTCCGTTTGGCGACATAATAGACGAAGGCGAGAGTCCATACGAGCACAAGAGCCATCCATACGTATTCAAGGCATATCCATTCCTTGACGGTGAGATACACAGCTTTGTTGCCGACGTGATAGACCAGCAGAGATACACCAACAGGCTCATCATCATGCAGGACTTCATCATCAGAGCAAGTGCGAAGGGTGCTCTGCTTGTACCAAAGGACTGCCTGAAAGGTCAAAAGCCCGAGGACTTTGCAGACGCATGGGCGAAGTTCAATGGTGTTATTGTCTATACGCCAAGCAAGAGCGGTGCTGTTCCGACGCAGGTATCGGCCAATTCTACGAACATCGGACTGCACGAGATGTTGGCACTGCAGTTGAAGTTCTTCGAGGACATCAGCGGCGTCAATGCAGCATTGCAGGGCAAGGCCAGCTTCTCAGGCGAGAGTGGCAGTCATGCCGAGTTGATGGCGCAAAACGCAAGCGTAAGCCTTATTGATATCTTGCAGTCGTTCCAAGAGTTCACGCTTGATGCTGCATACAAAGACATCAAGAACATACAGCAGTTCTACGACCAAAAGAAGACGCTGAGCATTGTAGGTGGCAAGGCTGTAGTCTATGACCCGCAGAAGATACGCAACATAGAGGTTGACATCAGCATCGAGCAGAGCAAGGCAACCACAGTCTATAGGAACAAAATCAATGACTTCCTCATGGAGTTGTTCAATGCAAAAGCCATCAGTCTTGAGCAGTTGCTTCAGGTTGGCAAGTTCGACTTTGGCGACGAGTTGCTGCAGAGCATACAGAGCCAGAAGCAGCAGCTTGAGAATGGCGAGATGCCAGAAGGTGTTTCTCCCGAGTTGGCGATGCGTGCATCACAGGGAGCGAACCAGCAGGCAGTTCAGCAGCTTTACGGCGCGATGCGCGATGCGGCGTGATACGCGATGCGGCGTGATACGGTTGCGTTTGAAACGCAACATACAGGACAACATAGGGGCGGTCGTGATGGCCGCCCCTTTTCTTTTTAAGACCTCTTTGATATTTTCTTGATAGTCTTCTTTAGCTCTCTATCAGCCTTGCACCATTTAAGGTATCTATCAAGGCACTGCTCCATTCTCTCCTTTGTCATTGCCCCAACGCCATTGTTGTACGGCGTGTGATAAAGGCACTCGCGTTGCAGGTCGTTGATAGAAGTGTTAGCAGGCAAGCGGTGTTCCTTCTTCATCTGCCGGAAGAAACTTCTATCCATAATAATCAGCTGGCCATCCGTTTGAAGGATGATGTACATTCGCTCGCCAGTCTTGGCGTAAGCGGCATTTGCTCTTTTTACTGCGTTGTAATAACGATTGGTGTCGAAAAATCTTCTAATTCTTTCAAACATAACAAATAAATTTTAAGGGTTTATAATTAGATTGTTGCGGCTGAAACAGCCTTTTTGTTCATAACTTGATATACCGATTCGTTACGTTTCACGATGCGCGGCAAGTCCATTTCGTGAAAGCAGATCTGCAGGCCGATGGCACGTGTCATCAGTCTATCATCGTGGTATCCTTCTTTTGCCTCGAAGCCACCCTTGTCTGTTTCAACGTATGTAAGGTATTCGTCCAGGCATTCCTCTTCGCGCTCGATATACAGATGCTCACGCACGGCCTGTTTAAGGTTGTGGATGATGACAGGCTTTGTGAGTGTATTGGTGTGATAGCCATACTTGCGAGGCACCTTGTTCTTAATATCCTCTGCACTTTGTTTGCGAGCATATAGTTTGTCGCCATAGACATCACGTATAAGTGTAAGGATGTACTCTGCTTCACCCTTTGTGTTGTTAGTTTCGAGAGTATTGCTCTCGATAACGAGCAGAGCATTGTTATAGTATGTAGCTACCTGCGCAGCCTTCCACGCCAGTTTATCCATGTCGATATGTCCGTGCCATTCGGCTGCTACAGACGGCGGTTCTCCTTCCATCATATACAGTCTGTCAATGACGAGAATATCAGCAAAGTCAGCCTTTTCGGAATGTCCCTTAGCCACATCGACAATGACAAGGTAACGGTCGAGGACTTCAATACTGTCGTCCTTCTCCACATCCTGCCACATGAATAACCTTCCATTTTCCTCTTTTTGGAAGCGCACATCTTCGATAGCCTTCTCTCCCTCGTCGGCATATCCATATATCTCCCCTTTCCATTTTGGCGGCTTGCATGCCGGACGGAACTTCTCGACATCCTCAGCAGCGAACACGCGACGGCCAGAGAATGTGAAAGCCTCAATGTCGTTAGATGGATATTCAGAAGCCATGTCAGCGTGCGAAGTGTACTTACACCTTTCGAGTATATACCAGTTGATAGCTTCGAGCGTTGCACCAGAAGTCCAAAGACTCCACAGGTATGTGCCTGGTTCCTCGCGGTCAGATATTGCAACCTCGTTGTTTCTGTTGTTATATAGCCACGAAGCGAAGTCTTGTTTCGCTGACAGAGAAGCGAACGGAACGGCATACTGTTCAATCTCGTACCAAGCAACAAACATTGCATCGAACTGGCTCTTTCCGTTCTTTGCAGCAAGGTATTCACGATGGAAGAAGTTTCCTGTGCCGTTTGCTGTTGACTCATACACAATCATTGTGTAAGGTTTCAGCAAGATACCAGAGCAAGCAGAGCGAATGATTTGCTCAGGCGTTTTGCCATCCGTCTTTTTCCACAGACCGACCTCCGTGCAGTGAACGAGGTTATAGTCGCCACCGCGAGCGGAGTCAGGTTTCTCGGCAGTTCCTATTTTAATCTTGCAGTTACGGCTCGGTATTCGATGGATATTGCCGCTATTTCCTACACCTACCATCTTAGGCTCTTTCTCGTCGTACTCCTCTCCGAGTTCATGCAGCATGCTAACAGGGTACTCCTTAATCATGCGGTCGAACATATCCTTTACCTCGTTGGAAGCATCCTTGACATGTCCTACGATGAGGCTGTTGAGACCGACCTTGTGCATGAGTTGCAGCCAAGCCATGTATATCTGTATGGCTGTAGAGCCACCCCATTGTCTTGCCTTTAGCAAGATGAGGCGTATGGGTTTGCCAGCAAGCCTTTTCTTCTCCAGCCGTTCTATGAGCCTGCGCTGAGAACGGTTGAGACGGAAATGAATATCCTCTCCCCCACCCTTATTCTTAATGAATACATAAAGTACAGCCCAGAAAGCGAAGTCGTATCGGCACCGTATTCGTACGAACTGCTCTATTATCTTCTGCTTTTCATCTGTGGTGTATTCAATCTGTCCTTCCGTGAGTTTCTCATGGAACTTCTCGATGCTGCCAGCCTCTACGAGTTGTTTGACAAGCGGCACCTGCATCATCCGTTTAGGGATATACTGCACAGGAATAGGAAAATCGGAAATTCCGACTTTCTTCCTCTCTCCGATAGAGCCTTCTCCTGTTATTGGGTTGAACTTTGCACGTATTTCTGCGTTTCGGCGTTCGTTTTCAGTTATTATGGTAGCGATAGAATCGCCACATACGGAACGCATATCGTCACAAGCAGAACTGCCTAATAGAATAGGTGCTTTAGTTTTTTTCTTCGTTCCTCGTACCATTTTTTACGAACCTCCATAATATAAATTCTCGCAGACCCAGGTGACATATAGAACTTAGGAGCAGGTTGTCTTACAACAATCGTCGCTAATTCAAGAGGAGTCATTTCTGGGTTCTTCTTAGCAATTATTTGTGCTCTTCTGTAAATCTCGTAAAACATCTCGCGCTTAGTTTTACGCATATACAAAAGTTTGTCGCCATTCATCATAGCAGCAATAACAACAGCAGCCCTTTCCTCGCTAACCCAAAATCGTTCGGCTGGGAAGTTTACGACCTGTTCATAGACATCCATGAGGCATATTTCTTTTGCAGAGCCTATGAGCTGACGATACACAGCCATAAGGTTGTTGTTTCGTTGAGCCTTGAAAAAAGAATCACTACCAACGTACTTCATTTCCAACTACGAACATATTAAAGCCTTTGCAAAGATACATCACGCATTGTTAAACTTAAAATCACTAACTGAAAACAAAGCCTTATTTTTGTGCAGCTAATTACTTAAAAAACACACAAAAAGTATGGCAGAAGTTGAAAATAAGCAAGTTAAGAGCAGGCGCGATGCGATGCTCGAACGTCTGAAAACCCGCTATCCCGACAAAGAATTTGCGGATGACGAAGAGATTTTCGGCCAAATATCAGATGATTTCGATGAAGTAGATAAGGATTTGGCGGGCTACAAAGAAAGAGAGAAAGCCTTTTCCGACATGTTCACGAGCGACCCCCGTAGTGCGAGCTTCATCAATTCATGGCGTGAAGGAGAAAATCCTGTTATAGCCCTTGTGCGCCGTTTTGGTAAGGACATTAAAGATGTCATAGAAGACCCAAATTGGCAAGAAGCAGTAGAAGCTGCCGACAAGGAGTTTGTCGAACGTGTTGCCAAAGAGAAGGAGCTTGACGAGCTTTACGAGGCAAACAAGGAAGAGACCATCAAGACGCGTGACGCATATCAAGAAGAGCACGGCCTGAGTGACGAACAGATAGATGCAGCCATTGCACTCATCAAGAACATTGCGAATGACGCCATTGTTGGCAAGATTACGGCAGAGACGATTGACATGGCATTGAAGGCCATCAATCATGATACCGACGTAAGCACAGCCAATCAGGAAGGTCTTGTTCAAGGTAAGAACACGAAGGTAGAAGAGAGATTGCGCAAGCCCACAGCAGGCGACGGAATGCCGAGTCTTGCGGGTAGCGGCAATGCCCCAACGCAAAGAGAGAAGAAGCGTCTTAACGTCTTCGACTACGCAGAAGCAGCAAGCTAAGACATTTACCATTTAAACATTTACCATTAGCGATTGAATGAGTATAAGCGTAGAGTTCACCCCCCAGAAAGTCCGAGCGCCCTCCAACGGCACAGCAGGACTGCAGACACAGCTTGGAGGATGTCAAACGACAGTCTCTGCGCTGATGGAAGCAGGCAAGGCAATAGGAAACGCGAATTTTGTTAGAAAGAGTATAGGATAAAATCATTTTTGTTTAACATTAAAAAATAGAAAGAAAATGGCACAAGAAGTAACAACCACCCAGACACAACAGTCTGGGAGTGCAAGCACCCCGACTTCTGTAGTACCTACCACAGGAGCCGGCACCGCAGGTCTTGAGACCCACGTAGGCGGTGCACCTACCACCGTCAGTGGCGTAGCAAATGCCAGCGGCGGCATGGGCGAACTTGTCCTGCCCGAAGTGGACAAGCGAATTTTCATGTTTGAGCGCGACAAGAACGCCCTCATGCAGCTGATGCTCATCTCCAAGCGTGTCAACGTGAAGAGCATGGAGGTCAAGCACTATGCTATTGACCAGGGTACGCCCATCGTGACAGTAGCCAGCATCAGTGGCGACACCATTACCCTCGTCAATGCCGATAAGGGCAAGGTGCGTGCGTATGACACCCTCATGGTAAAGGGTGTTAAGGGTTACAACTACGTAGTAGGCACAGGCAACGTGAAGACCCGCCGTCCCCTGCAGCTCTTTGTGAAGAGCGTGAACAGCGACGACACCATCACATGCGTAGCAACCAACGGCGTTAAGCAGGCAGCAAGCGACCAGTACGGCTCTTTGCCAACAGGCAGTTCACCAGCGGCAAGCAACACCAATGTGATTACCGCAGGCACGAAGCTTGTTCGTATGGCAAATGCCCTGTACGAGACGCAGAAGTGGGTTGACCCCAACACTGTTATCCCCGTACCCGATGACCTGTATCTGCAGAAGCGCGGCATGACCAGCATCGTTTCCAAGTATCTGGCCGACCAGAACATGGAAATCCCCTACGATGAAGCTGTGAAGGCTGAGGCTCAGCTGCGCGAGTTCAAGGCAGCAGGCAACCGCACGCTGCTTATATCTCAGCAGAACAAGATGCTTGTTCGCAGCAGCATGGGCGACGACCAATGGGATTACACCACCAATGGTGTACGTTGGCAGGTTAAGCGCGAGGTTAAGCATCGTGGCAAGTGGACAGCAGAAGACGTATTCAGCCTCATCAAGTTGTACTATGGTGGTGCAGACAAGCCCAAGAGCGGCCTCTGGCTTGTAGGCGAGAACCTTGGTCTCGACCTCCAACTCATCGACTGGACAGGTCATCCCGAGGTAATCATGGAGCCCTACAAGAACGAAACGCTTGGCTGGACTGTCACACGCCTGCACTGTCTGTTTGGCGACCTGCAGATTAAGATTGAGGAAACACTCAATGACTGTGGTTACAAGAACAGCGGTATCATCATCGGCGAAGACAGACTGGTACACTATGTACGCAAGGGCGAATCGAGCTACACAGAGGATGTACTTGGTGAAGAGGCAACACGCAATGGCGTACTCGTCAGCGATGCACTTGGCCTGAAGGGCAACTGCCACATTTGGGTTGATGGCGACGATGACGACGACAACACTGCGCCCAATGCCGACGAGTTCCGTCTGTGGGGCAACACGACTCAGCCCACCAGTGCAGACCTTGAGGATGGCGTAATCTACGTATTCGCCAAGGCACTTACCCTGACCGTTGTAAGTAGCGGCACGACTTTGCAGACCGTAAAAGCTGAGAGCGGTGATGCCTACAAGTACAACGCTTCTGGCAACAGCGGCAGTGGCGAATGGATTAAGTACTACGGCCCGGTATCAGCTCAGTAACGATAATCTTATAAACCGCGATGGGACGGACGCGAACATTAGCCGTCCGTCCCATTTTTTTTAATAAAAGATAGAAACTATGAAAGTTAAGACATACGGAGTATCCGAGCTAACGGAATGGCAGGGAAAGCTAAAGACTGGTTCAATCGAAGTTGAGGTTCTTTTTACAGGAGGCACAGCATCACCAAGTGGAGCTCAGCCAGCATATTTCGTAACCAAAGACCCCATTACGCAGTTCGTCATAGAGAACTCCAAGGAGTTCAAAGATGGCTTTATCTTCCTGCTGGGGCAGAGCGACATACCAGGAGAGCACCCACGCATGGCAGTTCCAAAGGAAGCACCAGCCCCAGTTATAGTTGGTGCGAAAAATGTGAGCAATGAGCCTGTTTACAATGATGGGAACACAGTGAATAATGGTAACAAAGTGAATAATGGTAACAAAGAGTGTAATGAAGCCGATGCTCCTAAAAAGATAACCGTAGGAAGCAAAACCGAGGCTATCGAATGGCTCAAAGACCATTATCCTGACAAGGGATATAACGGCTTTACGTTAAAAGGGAAGGCTGCATTTGAAGCAGCATGTGCAGAAAACAATGTAGTGTTTGACATTCAAGGTTAACACACGAAATGGCAAAATACGTAACAGATAGCGAGTTTAAGAGATTGGTGCGCGTCTGCCTTGACGAGAACATGAGCAGCGAGCAACTAACAGCATTGCAGGACATAGACACCTTGTCGCTCGATGACTTGATTGAGAGCAAGGCAGAGGATGCAGCATTGTCGGTATTGCGCGTAGCACCAGTTGAGAAGTTGGGCGATGTAGCACAATCTCTTGAAGGCGCATTGGAAATATCGAACGAAGCACCATACAAGGGACGAATCACGCTTCCACTGGACTTTGAGCGTCTTGTGCGCTTCAAGATGTCAAGTTGGCAGTATGGTGTGTTTGTCGTTCAATCGCCCAACACACCACAATACATCCAAGCGAACAGCGAGTTTAACGTGTATGGCACGAAGGACAGGCCAGCAGTATTCCTCACTCCGTCCACAGAAAGCTGCAGTGACCTGTTTTTGGAGTTCTTCTGTGCAGGAAGCGCGAACGACTCGTTGGATGGCTGTCTGTACGTAGCGAAGCCAAAGAAGATAGTCATAGGTTCAGATGACAGCAACTATTACTATAGTGG